AAGCACTAGAAAAAACAGATGCTTTTAATCCACCAGAAGAAGTTAATTTTACAAAAGCTTTTAGATCCATAGAAGTATTATATACAGGTGTTAAAATACTAGGTCACCCTAACTTGTTAAAATGGCAAATGGCAGAAAACATGACGAGGCCAACAGCTGATACAACTAGGGTTAATATGAATTATAACATATGTGCTCCAAGGATGTATAAAGGTCGTATAGATTCATTAGTAAAGCGTATTACTGGTTTTGCTGATATGATACAGCTAACACATTTAAAACTGCAACAAGTAATGTCTAGGATGGTTCCTGATGGTGTATATTTAGACGTAGATGGTTTAGCTGAAGTTGACTTAGGTAATGGAACTACTTATAATCCACAAGAAGCATTAAACATGTATTTTCAAACTGGTAGTATTGTAGGTAGGTCTTATACGCAGGATGGTGATCAAAACTTAGGTAAAGTGCCTATACAAGAATTACAAAGCGGAGGAGGCAACGCTAAAATAGCAAGTTTAATACAATCTTATCAATATTATTTACAAATGATAAGAGATGTGACGGGACTTAATGAAGCTCGTGACGCTAGTAATCCAGATAAAAACTCATTAGTAGGTTTACAAAAAATAGCAGCTGCAAATAGTAACACAGCAACAAGGCATATATTACAAGCTAGCTTGTACTTAACTCTTCGTAATTGTGAAAATATTTCATTGCGAATAGGCGATGCTTTATTATATCCACTTACTAGATCTGCACTACAACAAAGCATATCGAAGTTTAATGTATCTACATTAGAAGATCTTGTAGATAAAAATACATATGACTTTGGTATATTTTTAAGCTTAGAACCAGACGATGAAGAAAAAGCTAAGCTAGAAGAAAATATACAAGTAGCTTTAAAAACAGGTGGTATAGACTTAGAAGATGCAATAGATATTAGAGAGGTTAAAAATTTAACGTTAGCTAATCAGCTTTTAAAACAAAGAAGAAAACAAAAGCAAGAAAAAGAACAAGCTATGAAGCTGCAGCAAATACAGGCACAAGCACAAGCTACAGCTGAAGCTGCTGAAAAACAAGCGTTAGCAGAAACACAAAAGCAACAGATATTAACACAACAAAAAGTACAATTTGAACAAGCTAAAGTTCAAATGGATATTGAGCGTTATCAGCAAGAAGCCCAAGTAAAAGCTATGTTAATGGAAAAACAATTTGGCTTTGATTTACAACTTGAAACTGCTAAAGAAAAAGTAATACAAGCTAGAGTTGACAATACAGAAAATAGAAAAGATGAAAGAATACGTATTGAAGGAACTCAACAAAGCCAACTAATAAACCAAAGACAAAACAACTTAATGCCTACAAGTTTTGATAAAAACCCAATGGTAGAAAAAACTGAACAAGTTGAAGAAGACCAAGAAGGATATTACGGCGCAAACCCGTTTAGTCCTGTTTAATTATTAACTATTATATTATATTATGTCAGAAGAAATAAAAGAAAGTACTGATGGTACTTTAGAACAAGGTGAATTTAAGGTAAAGAAAAAACCTGGAAGACCTAGAAAATTAACTGTACAAGATGAACCTATTAAAGTTGATCTTGCTAAAAAAGAAGAAGATGCCGTTCAAGCACAAGAGACAAGCAATAGCGATGTTGTTGTCGAAGAAAAGAAAGACGAGACAGGTAGCGAAGAAGTGGTTAAAGAAGTACGGGATGCCGAAGAAGTAAAAGAAGAAGCGCCTGTTTTACAAGAAATAACTGAAGAAGAAGTTAAGGAAACTCAAGAGGTTATAGAAGATATTAAAGAAGAAATCGAAGAAAAGCCGCAAATAGAATTACCAGAAAACATAGAGAAGTTAGTTGACTTTATGAAAGAGACTGGTGGTACTGTAGAAGACTATGTAAGATTAAATGCTGATTATTCAAACGTAGACGAAGGAACTTTACTTAGAGAGTATTACAACAGAACTAAACCGCATTTAGATAGAGAAGAAGTAGAGTTTATATTAGAAGATAAATTTTATTACGATCCTGAAGAAGCGGAAGAGCGAGAAATAAAAAAGAAAAAACTCGCTTATAAAGAAGAAATTGCTAAAGCCAAAAACTTTTTGGAGGAAACGAAAAAGAAGTATTACGACGAGATCAAGTTGAGACCGGGCGTTACTCAAGAACAACAAAAAGCAATGGACTTTTTCAATAGATACAACAAAGAACAAGAAGTAGCAAAGCAAAAGCATGAAGCTTTTAAAACTAAAACTAATCAATTTTTTACTAATGATTTCAAAGGTTTTGATTTTAATGTTGGTGAAAAAAGATTTAGATACGGTGTTAAAAATGCTAGTGAAGTTGCTGATGCGCAATCAGATTTAACAACATTTTTTAAGAAGTTCTTAAACGAAGATGGTAGTGTTAAAGATCAAGGTGCCTATCATAAAGCTATTTATGCTGCTAGAAATGCTGATACAATTGCTAATCATTTTTACGAGCAAGGTAAAGCTGATGCAACTAAAGATATAATGAGTAAATCTAAAAATATATCTACAGATGCAAGAACAGAAACACCTGGTGATGTATTTATAAATGGTTGGAAAGTAAAAGCAGTTTCTGGAGTAGATAGTTCTAAGTTAAAAGTTAAAACAATAAGAAATAAAAACTAAAATTTAGAAATTATGCCAATAGGAGGAGGAGCTTTTCCAGCGTCAATATCACCGATGCCGGGGAAAGTTACACAACCAACAAACTACATAAACTTTCAGGATACTGCTGGAGGATTTAATATGTGGTTACAGCAATATCTACCTGAGCTGTACGAACAAGAGGTAGAAATATACGGAAACAGAACTTTATCTGCTTTCTTGAGAATGGTAGGAGCAGAAATGCCAATGACATCAGATCAAGTAATTTGGTCAGAGCAAAACAGATTACACATTGCTTACGAAGGTGTAGGAAGAGCTGGTGATGATTTTACTGTAACAGGAAACAATGCTTTAAGGTTAAATCAAACTGTATTAGTTGCAGATGGATTTAAAACTGAAAAAGGTATTGTATCTTCAATTAATGGTCAAGTAGCTACTATATTATGCTATGAAGCACAAAATTGGAGTGTAGGCACTACAGGAATAAAACTGTTTGTTTATGGTTCTGAATTTGCTAAAGGTGTAAGTGGTATGTCTGGTTCATTAAACCCTCAAGTTACTACATTAACTAATAGCCCAATTATCTTAAAAGATAAATTTGAAGTTAACGGTTCTGATGCCGCTCAAATAGGCTGGATTGAAGTTTCAACTGAAGACGGAACATCAGGATATTTATGGTATCTAAAAGCTGAATCTGAAACAAGATTAAGATTTGAAGATTACCTAGAAATGGCAATGGTTGAAGGAGTAAAAGTTGCTGCTGGAGCAGGAGCTGAAGCTTTAGGTACTACCCCAGGCGACACACAGTTTGGTGGAACAAATGGAGTTGCGCCAAAAGGTACTGAGGGTATGTTTGCTGCTATCGAAGATAGAGGTTTAGTATGGAGTAATTTTGCTGGTGCTGCTGCCCCTGGGTCAGGCGCATTAGGAGATTTTGATGAAATACTAAAGCAATTAGACAAGCAAGGTGCTATTGAAGAAAACATGTTATTCTTAAACAGAGCTACTGCTCTTGATTTTGACGACATGATCGCTGCTCAAGCTGGTGGTGGTTATGCTTCAACACAAGCTGCATCATATGGTTTATTTGATAATGAAGCTGAAATGGCGTTGAACTTTGGATTTTCAGGATTTAGAAGAGGTTCTTATGACTTCTACAAAACTGACTGGAAATACTTAAACGATGCTACTACTAGAGGATTAACAAAAGACATAGATGGTGTATTAATTCCTGCTGGAACTACTACAGTATACGATCAAATGTTAGGTTCTAATATTAGACGTCCCTTCTTACACGTAAGATATAGAGCTTCTGAAACAGATGATAGAAGATATAAAAACTGGATTACAGGTTCTGTAGGCGGTGCTTATACATCTTCACTGGATGCTATGGAAGTACACTTCTTATCTGAAAGATGTTTAGTTACTCAAGCTGCGAATAACTTCGTATTGTTTAAGTCAACTGTTTAATTATTAACATTTAAAGATAAATAAAATGGGTTATATTAAATTAATAAAAGCAGATTCAACAGTTGATTTGTTACCTGCTGAAAATATAATACACGTAAGTGTACCAAGTACTACTGATAAGGATATTGGTATCAGATATGGTATACCTTCAGGCGAATCTACACTTACATTTGTAACTGCTATTATTGCTGGTGCAGATGCTAGTGGTGGTGACGCAGATTTAACAGCTGAGTCAAGAAAAGGTATTATCGAAGCTATTGAAAAAGCTAACGGTGCTTCTGGACCTGCTATCCCAGTTTACCTAGGAGATGGTTTGTTTTGCAAATCAGTAACTACAGGTGATACTGATCCTTCATAAGGAATAAACAATGACAAGATCCCGCTTAGGCGGGGTCTTTATTAATTATTATATTATATTATATTATGGAAACAAAACAAAAAAAGACTCCAGTAAAAAAAGATAATTGGGAGTATAAAGATAGACATTATTATTTAACAGGAAGAAGAGAACCATTGATATTTAAACTTGCTTCAAGACATACACAAAGACATCCGCTTCTTTGGTTTGATCCTGAAAAAGGTTATAATAGAGAGATTAGATACGCTACTAACCAAAAGAGCGTTTTTGTAGATGAGCAAAGTGGCCCAGTTACATTATCTCATATTATATTTGAAAATGGTGTTTTATTTGTTCCTAAAGAAAATTTACAGTTGCAAAAATTATTATCTATTTATCATCCAGCTAAAAATAAATTTTATGCTGAGCACGATAGAGTAGAAATAGCAACTGATGAATTAGACATATTAGAGAACGAGGTAGAAGCTATGGTAGTTGCTCAGCAAATAGAAATAGATCATGCTGAAGCGATACTAAGAGTCGAAGTTGGGTCTGAAGTTGATGAAATGAGCACTAAAGAAATAAAAAGAGATTTATTAATTTTTGCTAAGAAAAATCCAAAAACTTTTTTAGCATTAGTAAATGATGAAAATGTAGTGTTAAGAAACTTTGGTATTAAAGCTAAAGAACTAGGAATAATTAAACTCTCTCAAGATCAAAGAACGTTTACTTGGGGAAGTAATGGTAAGAAGTTAATGCAAGTACCATTTGATGAAAATCCTTATTCTGCTTTAGCTTCATGGTTTCAAACTGATGAAGGACTTGAAGTTTATAAGTCTATACAGAAAAAACTAAAATAACAAGTGACTATTAATAAGGTGGCCTAACCGCCACCTTTTTTTTTAAAATAAAGCAAATGGCAATAAACGTAAATGAAGTATACCAAACGGTTTTATTAATCCTTAATAAAGAGCAAAGAGGTTATATAACGCCAGATGAATTTAACAAGATAGGTACTCAAGTTCAATTAGAAATATTTGAAAAATATTTTGAAGATATGAACCAGCAGTTACGTGTACGTCAAGATGAAACTGAATATGCCGATAGAGTTAAAAACATAGATAATAAAATATCTATATTTAAAACGCAAGGTGACTGCACCTACGACAATACACAACCTAATGATCCATTTTTTACCGTGCCTAGCGACTTACATAGAATAGGAACTGTAATATATAAAAAAGGTTCAGTTTCAGTAGAAGCAGAAAGAGTTTCAAGAAATGATTTATTATATCAAAATTTATCAACAATAGTTAAACCAACTGAAAGTTTTCCGGTTTATGCTTATCAAGGAGAAAAAGATTCATATTCTCAAATTCCAAAATTATTTATATCGCCTGACTCTATAGTAAATAACGTAATAACTACTTACATTAGAAAACCTTTAAACCCAAGATGGGGATATATAGCTGGCGGTTTAGGTCAATATTTGTATGATCCAAATGTATATGTATCAACAGGTTTACCTGTAGTTAATAATTATTTATTTAATAGTATTACTACTCCTTTTACAAGTTTTGGTATAGTTAATAGTGTTACTTATACAGGTTTAACTTTAGACACTCCTGGCATAACATATAATGGACA